CAATGGACTGATTCGCTGACCAAGAGTCAGTTTACAGACTAGGAGTCAGTTTATTGAACAAGAGTCAGTTTACAGACTAGGAGTCAGTTTATTGAACAAGAGTCAGTTTACAGACTAGGAGTCAGTTTATTGAACAAGAGTCAGTAACGAGTCCCAGCCAGATCAATGTGTGGTATTTTTGCAACACTATTTCATGCGGAGTCCTTTGGTGTTTTTTGCGACCGATTCGAGAGAATCAACCCGTTCGCCTATTGACTGATTCGTTTAAATCATAGATTCAATTTGATTGCAAGCGATAATTTAGGTATGCTCCAGGCGCATGGCACCTATGCACACAGATCAAATCGACAGAAAGCCCAAAAATAGGCCCATAGAAGCCCGACTCGCATTACTCGTGAATTGGTTTATTATTGGTATAGGTATTTTGTACCAATTTAAGACTCTTTATATATGTGAAATTATTTGTTTGACTCTATGGCGAATCATCTCTATTAATTGTCTCAACGAAACAACAACAACACAAAATGAGGAAAGATAATGACACTTTTAACCTGCCTTGCAATTGGACTTATCGCGGCCCTAGTAGTTACAGCCTTTTGTTGGGCTTTGGCCGTTTACTTTTAATCAACACAACAAGGAGTCTTAAATATGACAGGCTTAGAAATATTCGCACTTACTTTTTTAGCGTCATTAGTAATAGCGCTATTTTAATGAACACAACACAAGGAGTCTTAAATATGACCTACACAATTGCAACTAGACCAACTGGATCAATTAACCAATTTACCCCAGTATCGGGTTTTGTGCTTATGACATTAAGACAAGCGCAAGATTTAGCGCAAGAATATAGAGCCAGCGGAATCGATGCTGTGGCATTTAATATGGCGGGAGTCTGATTATGGCTAATAAAACATATACAATATATCGAGGTCCAAGCCTATTTGATGGTTCTCCGATTGTAGTTTGGGCGCAGTCTAATAGCGGCAATATCAAAACGGGCGATATGGTCCAGACGTTCATACAAGCTGACGGATTACACGCAGACAATGCAGGTAAAGACTGCGATCCGCTTACAATGTCGCGCAATGGTTCGGATGCTTCATATTGCGGTTCGTGTATACATAGAGGCACGCCAAACAATAACGCAAAAGGTCAAGCGACAAATAGGACTTGTTATGTGACTCTAGCACATGCACCACTAGGCAAACACAAGGCATATATTAAAGGCAAATATAAAGAGGCATTTGGTCATAATGCAATCGCTGCCATAGGCAAAGGTCGTATGGTTCGACTCGGTACTTTTGGCGACCCTGCAGCCGTCCCTAGTTACATATGGGAAAGCCTATTAAGTGAAAGCGTAGGGCATACTGCATACACACACGGCGCAGTTAATCCTATGCCAGAGTCCATAATGACAAGCGCAGATTCACCCGTACAAGCTAGACAGGCTTGGCAACGTGGCGAACGTACTTTTAGAGTTATATCTGCACTTGATAGCGTTATCAAAGGCAAAGAAATACTCTGTCCAGCTAGTGAAGAAGCGGGACGTAAAACGACGTGCATATCTTGTAAACTATGCGCTGGCGCAAAGGTCAAAGGCAAGTCTATTGCCATAGTCGCACACGGAACAAGTAAACGTAAATTCAAGGAGTCGGTGTAATGACAAAACCAACATTTAAAGAGATACTAGCCCAAAGACAAGAGTACCTAGACGCGCTTAAGACTCAAGGGGACATATACGCGCTAGAGTTTTTAACCTGCAGTTTTCTATATGATAACGGTAACGGCGAACCATCCCCACTAACAACAGCACAACATAACACAATGTCAAAATGGAAAGCTACAACACAATGAAACGCTATAAAGTAATACTAAAACGAATAGGCTTGGCTCTAGTCTGGCTTGCTAACGTTGCAACGATACTAGGATGGACTTATATTGCGGTGTATTATTGGCCTTGACTCCATACCGAATCGGCTCTATTGATGGTACATCAACTTAACACAAGGAAAAAATGACATGACACGCCAATTAGACACAGCATCAAAAATGAGAACATTTATCGGAATGCGTCCCACACAAGTATTCACTGCACACGGTGTTACATTATATGAGCACCCCAAACTAGGCGATGAATCACCCCTATTAGCAGTGTGGGGCCGCAAGATATATCGTACAGATTTTTGGGATACACCGCACCGCGATGAATTGCTTCAATGGCGTAAAGATAAAGAGGCGGCAATGGACACAGCAAGCGTTTCTAACGTCCTATAAATAGCCTCATAGAACAACGACTCTGGTCTCTACTGTATGGTAGGGGCCTTTTTTCTTTTGTGTTGTTGTATGGCGCTTATATTGAGCGTGACAGCATGGGGTATTATGACACCACATCAAATGCTTGGCTATATATTGGTCTGGTGTTCTTACCAATTAAAAGAACAAGCGTTCAATTAAATGATTGCCTATGGTTTTTGTGTTTCGTATCAATTACTTGTGTCAATAGCTTAAAGTGTTGCAATTATGTCACACCAGGAGTGATTCGTTATTTTCATTGGGGGGTATGTCAATATATCCTTTAGTATGGGACCCTATACTTTATGGGGTATAATTTTGAGCCGGGCGGTTATCCACCCATATCTATAACATAAGAAATTTACTTTGGGTTATGTTTATTACTCCAGACCCCTTAATTAGTAATAAGGTATAAAACTAAAGAATCCGTTGGTTTGTAAAAAATAAAAAATATTTTGTTGGGGTGTCACAAAACAGGAATTAGCCACTGTATATACAATAGGGGGAAGTAAAATTACGTCTTGGGGAAGGTAGGACAAAGTGTCGCACCCTAAAAAAAGAATCGTTTAATTTCGGCGGGTTAGTAAAAAGCGACAAGAAATATCAAAAGTATAGGTTTACAAACTCATTTTTAGGTGCCTATATATATATAAGAGGTTCTCCAGAGTTGTATACTAGACATTAGTATAGTATTAGATAATAGTAGTATTAGTGTACAGAATATAGGGTAGTATATACCTTATGTGTATAGCTTAAATTAACTATGTTGTAGTGAATATGAAGTTCTCCCTCAGTCAACCATGATGAACACTGACAAGTTAGAATTACAGGATGGGATCATGCCGATGATTGAGGGAGTTATACTTGTTGTCGTTATTATATTATTTGTGATGTATTAATCATCATGTACGGAACTGAAGGATGTTCAGAGTTCATGGCAGAGAAACTACCATATAGTGCTATTATAGGTAAGCATGTTCGTAAGGGCATCAGTAGTGGTGTGTCAGTTAAAGATATTATGGCATCCATACAGAAATATTCTCATGCTCCTAGTTCCACAGCTACTTTTTATAAGTTGTATGGTGGGGATATAGCGGAGGTGAAGTTCGATACTACATCAGCTATTGGTAATGTTGTCGTTGAGCAAGCGTTAGCTGGTGACTTTAAGGCTGCTGAGTTGTACTTGAGAAGTAAGGGAGGTTGGTCTCCTACTAACACTGTTGAGGAACGGGAAGTTGGTAGTGAAGAAGAGGAAGACCGCTCCGCTGTAGAAGAGATTATGACCCGACTAGGAAAGAATACCCCTGATGAACATGAGGATAACGGCTGAGGACTTAAGGAAGTTACCCTCAGATGAGGTAGCTGATGTTTTGTCGTCCCTCTCCCCGGAGCAAGCTGAAGAACTTAAGTATGATTGGAAGTTCTGGGCTAGACCTGATCAATTAGAGCCTGATGGTAACTGGAATGTATGGGTTGCTTTAGCTGGTCGTGGTTGGGGTAAGACTAGGGCTGGTGCTGAGTGGGTACGACACAGAATAATGAAGAATGATCGTATTGTTCACTGTGTAGCACCAACTAAGGGTGATGTTCGTAGAGTTATGGTTGAGGGTGACTCTGGCTTAATGAATGTCTGTCATAAGAATGATAAGACTTACAGAGGAAAAGAGTTAGGCTTCCCTACTTGGTCTCCAACTAATAATACAATGACTTGGGCTAATGGTTCTAAGGCTGTGTTCTTTAGTGCAGAAGACCCTGAGAGACTTAGGGGACCACAGGCTTATTCGATGTGGGCTGATGAACTTTGTGCTTGGAGAAATGCTCAAGAGACTTGGGACATGGCACAGTTTGGGTTACGCTTAGGTAGACGCCCAGTATCCTTTGTAACTACTACACCTAAGACTACTAAACTGATACGGACTATTCTTGATGACGAAAAAACGGTTGTCTCTAGGGGCAGCACTTATGACAATTCTGCTAATCTCGCTGATACTTTTATCGACGCCATCAGGAAGACCTATGAAGGTACACGCCTTGGGAGGCAAGAGTTATATGCAGAAATACTTGACGAAGCGTCTGGTGCATTATGGTCAAGAGGTCTCCTAGCTAAGTGTGA